AATGTTGCCGCACTTACAGATTTGAGAGTCGCAAAGCTCTGGAAACGAATGGGTTTTAAAGAGTCGGCTATTCAAATGGTCTACACATTCTGAGGTAACTATGTGCTCTCCTTCTCAACCTTCTGCGCCAACTAATCAAACAGTAACTCAGACTAATCTGCCTGAGTACCTTAAACCGTACGTTCTTAACATTACCAAACGTGCAGAGGCGGAGTCATATCGTCCGTATCAAGCATATGGTGGTGAGCGCATTGCTGGTTATACCCCCGCACAGCAGGCAATTCAATCTGAAACTCTGGGTATGCAAACCCCCGAACAGTTTCGAGCCGCTACTCAAGGTGCTAGTGCTACTGGGATGCTAGGTCTGGGTGCGGCCCAACGTGGTTTTAATGCTGCATTTGGTAATACCGCTGACTACATGTCGCCCTACATTCAAGGCGCGTTGAACCCGCAGATTCGTGAAGCCAACCTCCAAGCAGACTACGCCAAGCGTAACGATGCCCTGCAGAGCATGAAGGGTGGGGCTTTTGGTGGTAGCCGTTCTGCTCTTATGGCCGCTGAACGTGAGCGTAATGCGAACACGATGGTCGGTGACATCCTTGGTCGTGGGTACCAGTCGGCCTTTGACGCTGCGCAACGTCAACAACAGTATCTTGGCAACTTAGGTATGCAAGGGCTTGGACAAGCGGGCAGCGCCTCGCAGCTTCTAGGCAACCTAGGCACCGCCGAACAACAAGCAAACGTCCAACGACTTGGCCTTCAGTCACAAACCGCTGCTCAAGCACAAGCCCTGCAGCAGCAAAAGTACGATATGGCGTACCAAGACTTCCTGCGCCAACGCGACTACCCGAAGGAACAACTGGGCTTCTACAGTAACATCATTCATGGTTTGCCACAGCAAATGGGGTCTACCCAAACAACTTATCAGCAGCAGCCTAGCCTTGCATCACAAATTGCCGGTTTTGGTATCGGTGCTGCCTCTTTAGGCAAGATGGCTAATTTGTTTGCCGAAGGCGGCGAAGTCAGAAACAAAAACACCGAAGGGCTTGCGGGTATTCGGCTGAAAGAAATTTTGGGGTAAGTTATGAATCAAATACAAATGTATGAGTCCCTCAAAACTCTCCCGAAAGAGATGCTGCTTAGGTATGCCCAAAACCCTATGGGTGGTGTTCCTCAGTATATGGCTATTGCTGCTCTGCAGTATCAAAACGAAATCCAAAATAGCAAACCAACGCTACCGCCACAAGGTACGGTCAAGGACGAAGTTATTCGGCAAGCAGTTCAACCGAAGATGGCCCAAGGCATCCAACAACTCCCGCCGCAGCAGCCCCAACCCCAACCGCAGCAAATGCAACCTCAAGAGCCTGTAATGCACGCTGCTCATGGCGGGTTAGCTGAACTTCATGTGCCTGACCACATGTTCCAAGAAAAGCATATGGCGGGTGGTGGGATTGTTGCGTTTGATGGCGGCGGCGAAGTCCCGCATTTTGACGGTACAGACGGTAGTTTAGTATCAAATCCGTACGCGTTTAATCCATCGGCGCCGGGCATTAGTAGAGCTACTATGGAATATAGAAACGCATTAGCCAACAGCGAACCTAGTCGTTTTGCGGACTATATTGGGTCGCCTATTATGGATGTACTTACTTTGCCGGGCCAGCTTGCATTTGACCAAGAACACTATAAGAAAACCGGCGAGCTTTTACCAAAATACAAAACTCAAGGCTGGCTCCCGCGTAGTGGTAGAGATACTATTGAAGGTCGTAGGGCAGATGAACGTAAGGCTCGTGAAACCGCTATTGACCAAAAAGCCGCTGCTGACCGAGCACAGTATGACAAATACTTAACGCAGGCTCCTAATTTAAATACGCCCCGCGCCCCAACCGGCCCTGATTTTACCACTGTGGCAAATATGGTTTCAGACCTTCCGTCACGTGTTGGCGCGGGGGCTGGTGGTCCGGGGGCTAGTGGTCCGGGGGCTGGTCCTAGACAAAATCTGCCGAAGGTGCCGGGCGGTCCTGACCAACAATATGACCCGACTAAGTTTGAGTTGCCTATTGCTCCGACTATTCCCAGAACGACAGTTGATGTTCCTAAAGAACTAAGTGTTGAAGATTGGTTTAAGGAAAACAAAGAGTCGTTAAAGGCGGCAGGTATTGACCCAGAGTACTACAGCAAAAAAGAAGCTAAGTACAAGGAACGCGCTGGCAAACTTGACGAAGACAAAAAGAATGCTGGCCTTATGGCGCTTTCTGAATTTGGCTTCCGTTTAGCAGGTAGCAAGTCGCCGTACTTTGGTCAGGCCGCTGGTGAGGCGGGTGTGGGTGCACTTCAAACTTACGGTGGGGAACTCAAAGACCTCAAGAAGCGTGAAGATGCTCTGCAGGATGCCCAAGAAAAGAATGAAGACGCCAAGTACTTACTTGCCAGAGGTGATGCTGGTAAGGCACAAGATGCGATTGAGAAACGCAATGTCCTTGTTCAAAATGCAAAAACTAAACAGGCTGAAATTGATTCGCATAGAGAAGAAGTAACCGCTACGTTGGCTAACCAACTTAAAGTTACGGGCATGAATAATACCAACTCTATGGCTATTGCTCGTATGCAAGTTAATGGACAGATGGAAGTTGCCAAGCTGCAAAGAGAATTAGGGCTTGATAACGCGATGGCTACTACGCTTGTTACTACTGCTACTAAAAACTTTGAGTCGTTGCTTGGTCCTGAGCTTATTAAAGCCAAAACTAATCCAGACTATGTAATTGACTCCAATGTAATTAATTCTGCATGGGCTACATCTTTGGCTCAAGCAAGGCAAGCAGTAAGCCAAGCCAAAGGTTCTGTTAGTGGAGTACAATCTACCGCACCAACTGGTGGGTTGCCGCCGTTGAGTTCTTTTGACTTAAGTAAACAGTAGGGGTAGGTTATGCCTTTTGATGTCAAAGCAGCAATAAATGCTGGGTACTCCTATGACCAAATTGCGGATTACTTGGCCAAACAAAAAGACTTTGACGTTAATGGTGCGCGTAAAGCTGGCTATAGCGATATTGATATTGTTGGCCATCTTGCGGGTAAAATGCCTGCCCCTCCTGCACCGCCGCCCCCTGCACCTACCATTGGCGGTCAGGTAAAAGAATTCGTCCGTGGTATCCCCGCTGGCTTTGTCGGCACTCTTGGCACTGCTGCAGAAGGTCTTGAGTCTATTCTGCCCGAAAGTCTGGAAAAGCCTGCTGTTGAAAAGACTCGCGCTATTGTTCAAAGCCTTACACCACAAGTCACTCCCGGCTATGAAGATAGTATCGCCCGTAAATTAGGTGAGGCTCTTGGGTCTGTAGGTTCTTTTGCTATTCCCGGTGCTGCTGCTACTAAGTTAGCAGGTACTGCTTTGGCAGGTGTTGGTGCAGCAGGTGCTCTTGGTTCTGCGGCAGGTGCTGGTGAGGCTCGTCAACGTGCAGAAATAGAAGGTGCGACGCCCGAAGAAAAAGCTAAAGCTACCGGCCTTGGTGCTGTTGTTGGTTTGTCTGAAATTGCGCCCGCCCATAGATTGTTACGCTTCCTTGACGATGTACCGGGCGTAAAAGATGGCATCATAAAACGTCTTATTGAACTTGCTAAAACCGGTGGTATTGAAGCAGCACAAGAAGGTGCGCAGCAAATTTCTCAAAACCTTATTGCTCAAAAACTGTATAAGCCAGACCAAGAACTTTTAGCTGGTGCTGGACAAGAAGCTGCCTATGGTGGTGCCGCCGGTGTTATGGCGGATGTGCTTATGAATATGGTTTTTGGTAAGCATGCCGCACCTGCTATAAAGCCACCCACCACGCAGCCTGCTGCCGCAACTACTGAACAAGAAACGCCGCAGGGTGTTGCTGCAATCCTTAACAGGCCCATGCCTACTACGTCTTTTGACGCGCATTTTGACTATGCGATGTTGAAAGAAATGAGCAAATCGTACGACACTCCAGAAGTTCAGCAACGCCTTGCTGAATTAAAAGAACTCAAAGGGCAACTGCTTAACGACGAAAAGAATCGCGGCAAAATTGACCCAGCCAAGGTTCAGCAGCAGCTTGCGGAAGTAGGCATTGATGTTGGAGAAACGGCAGGTATTGGTCGTCAAGAAGCATATGAAGCGTTTGGTGAGGCAGCACCTGTGCAGGGTGAGTTTCGGGAAGTTATGGGCGATATTGAAGGCCCAACTAGTTTTAGACGCCCTGCTGAACCGACACCCGCCCGACCAGAAGAACCTGTTGAAGGTATTGCACCGACTTCGCCAGAATACAACCAGTACAGACAGTCTTTGCTTCTTGCCGAGAAGATTAAAGAATTACGTGCACAGCGTCGTGATGCCGTAACTAAAGAAGAAAAAGATGCAATCAGCAAGCAGCTTAAGCAATACGAAGCAGCTTATTCACAAAGTCGAGAGCTTGCAAAGGGCGCAGAATTTGGACCGCCTAGTGAAAGTCAACAACTACCGCTTGCGCCGCGCCCTGCTCCAGAAACTCTTTTAAATGAAGAAACGCTGGCTAATCTTGGTTTACCTAAACGGTCTGGGTACTACCGGCAGTTACTTGGTAAAGACGCTACTAACGAACAAGACGCTGCAGCTATTCGTGCCGTAGTTGAGAAGGCCCAAAACAATCCTAACGTCAACAAAGATACACGAGACGCTCTTTCTGCTTTAGAAACTAAGTTATTTGGTGCGCCTGAGGCCACGCAGCAAGGCTTTGACTTTACTGGAACCGAAGAAGAACCTACGGTAACTGAACCCAAAGTCATAAAAAAGAAAACGGCTAAGCCCGTTGCCCCTGCCGAAACCGCGCCTACTGAAACCGCGCCTACTGAAACCGCTGCTACCCCCGCCGTATCTGCAAAAGATGAAGGCGATACAATTAATTTTTTCCTCACCAAAGAACAAGAAGAACTTATTCCGGGCTACACCGCACAAGGGTTTAGTGAAGAAGAAGCTATTGCACGGATATTAAAACTTAAGAACCTTATTAAATCTGAAACAGAAGCTACTGCTCCTGCGGAAACCAAACCCACAAAAAATAAAAAGCCCAAGGTTGAGCCGACAGAGCAAGAAGTTGAAGTTCCCGAGACTACCGAAAAACTTACGCCCGAATCTACTTTTGACCCTAACAAAGAAGTATTTGTAGGTGCATTTAGTAAGGGTGCTGGTCGTTGGCCACGCACTATGCGTGACGTTACTTCACTTGCACGTAAAACGGTTGGGTTAAACGAAGACGCATCTTCTGAAGAATTGTGGAACGCATTCCGCGAACCCAAAAACCAAGCCAAAATCGAAAAACTAATCAAACGTAAGTTTGGCCAATCTTTTGATTTCTACGTGTCTGCGGCACGCCCTAAAGAAATTCGTCCGGTACGCCCATCGTCTGGTATTGCTAGAGTGCTTACTCCGTTTGACGTTATGGCACGGCAAGTTGCGCAAGAAGTAGCTGCCCAAGACCCAGAAACTCTTAGTGATAATGCTGCAAACTTCATCGTTAAGCAGGCGGGCCGTAGGCAAGCTAATGGTATGTTGTCTGTTAACCAACAAAAAATCAACGAAGGTTGGACTGCTTATTTAGAAGCCTCGAATAGCAACATCAAAGACGCCATTCGCCGTATGGCTGCGGATATTTACTTTAAGTTAGAAATAGAAGACGGCGTCCCAGAAGGTACAGGCAAAAAAGAAGCGAACTTCCTCAAAAAGACGTTGACCGCTAACGGTCAGAAGCTGTTGGATAAATACATCAAGCAGTTTGAAGAACAAGACCGTAAAGCCAAAGGCTTTACCCGCGCATTTACCAAGCGCCAAGAAACTAAAATTGCTGAAACAGAAGAGAACTTATCTTTTGAAGAAGCAGAACGTCTTGACCGGGAAGAAGAATTTAAAAAGCAGAAAGCTGCAGAAGCAGAAAAGGCAAAGACTACCCGCAAAGAACGTCGGCAGAACCTGCAGCCTAAGAAGCCAATTGGTAAGGATATTGAAAGTACTCCGTTTGAAGGCTATGAAGAAAGGCCGTTAGGTAAAGATGCACCTACAGAAGAAACACAATTCGTAGAACAAAACGTCAACAATAAATCTCTTATCGAAGCCGCCGAGTGGCTATCTAAAAATGCTCCGCTGGAGTTTCAAAGGATTGTTGCCGCTAAAGTTAGCAAGAAACTGTCTGAATTACAAAAGGTTGGCGTTAAAATTGGCAACGTAAAAGTAGCCCAAGAGACAGATAATGTTGGAGAAAAATTAAAGCAGCCGTATCAAATAAGCACCGCTAGAGGTCTTACTTCATACAATCTTCCTAAAAATGGTGAACCTGCAAACGTAATCATTTGGCTTAATGGTTCTTCTGTAACCGGAAGAGTAGGTACTGATTTTAGGGCCTTGCTGCATGAATTAGTCCATGCAGCTACTATGGTTTCCGTTGATTTGGGTACTAAAAAAGTAGCTGCTGGTACAAAACTAAATGAAGATGTAAACAAACTTATTGATGTTAGAAACGCAATAGTACGGGCGTTCAACGAACGAGCAGCGGCGGCTAAAGAAGGTAAAGCTCAACTAACCGATTTTGAACAACGTATATTTTCTCGCAGTGTAAATGCCCTAGTTGACGAGGATGAAATCCTTGCGTGGTCGTTATCCGATACCAATATGCAGCGTTGGTTGAACGGCGTTAAATACAAGTCTACAACTAAGTCTTTGTGGAAGGCGCTTGTAGATGCGGTGTCCAAGTTCTTAGGCATTCCAGTAAATCAAGAATCTGCTCTGGCCGAAGTGTTGTCGGTAGCAGAAAGCATTCTCGATACTGAAGGCAAGACTCTAAAAGATATTTCTGGAAACTTAGCAAAGCAGCCGGGCGGCAAGGCTCGACTTACTATCAATAAGCAACTTCAGGATGAAGCCGACCAACTTATTTCGGCCATGAGCCTGTCACCCACTGCGGGTAAGGCTGACCCCAGCCTATTAAGCAAATTAGGTTCTTTCCTTACCGACCCGCAATACCGACAAAAGGGCATCGATTGGTTCCGTGCCAAGGTGGTTTATAAGGGTGCGGGTATAGAACGCAAGGCACAAGATGTGTTTAATAATGCTGTTGCAGATGCTTTAGGCAATATTCGCCCAGACTTTTTGGCGCTTCAAGCGGAACACTCCGATAACATTGCCGGTCAAGCGATGCTTAAGGGTGGTATGAATATTGATAAAGCTACTGGTCTTTGGCAGGCAGTAGATAAAGATGCGTCACTAACAAAAGTGTTTGAAATCATTAATAACCTTGGGCAAAAGATTGGCGATAAAGACAAGGCGTTTCAAATTGCCCACGGTGCCTTTTTGATGCGTCGCGCTAACGTCCTAAAAGCGAAAGATATTATCCCGGTGCATTTCACCCAAACCCAGATTGATGCAGGGTTAAAAGCATTTAAGACCTATCCAGAACTTAATGAGGCGTTCAATACTTTCACCGAATTCAAGAACAATATGATTGACGCAATGGTGGAAGGTGGCCGGTTAAGTAAGGAACAAGCGCAGGGTTGGAAGGACGCCGTAGACTACGTGCCGTGGAATCGTATTAAAGAATACGAAGATGAAATCTACACTAGCCCGCAAGCGTATTTCCGTGGCCTTACCAATCTGCGTAGCATGAAACATCTAAAAGGCGGTGCCGACGAAATCAATAATGTTTTTGATAACATAGTTGGTTTGAGTTTCTGGATGGCTAACAACGCTACCCGTAACCATGCCGCAATTAAATTAACTGATTTACTTGTTAAACTTGGTGACGCCCGTCGTGTGTACCAAGGACAGAGCGGCCTAAACAAAGCTAACTTAGTTAACATCTACCGCGACGGCGAACTTGAAACTTACCAGATAGAGTCGGCTGTTGACGCTATGGCATTTAGAGGTACCGAGTCCGTTGCAGTACCTGTATTGGGTGCGTTTTCAAATCTCTTACGCAAGACGACTACTTCAATGCCTACTTTTGCGTTAAGTCAGTTAGCGCAAGACTCATACCGTGCAGTTTTATATTCTGGCTTACAGCGTCCGTTTAGTGCACCTATTGCAATCTTAAACAATTTTGCACGCGAGCTTAAAGGTGACGAACTAACTGACAAATTGTCCTCATACGGCATTATTGGGGCATATGACTTGGTGCCCGGGCAAGCTAGAGAACAGATTGAAAAGAAGTTAGGACTTGTTCAGCAAAGTGCGTTCAAGAAAGGTTTTGATGCGCTAGAAAAATTCTCGCTTGCTTCTGATGCTGCACAACGCCGCGCCATCTACGAAAAAACTATGCAGGAAACGGGCGACCAACAGCTTGCTATAACCCGCGCTATGGAAATTATTAACTTCAAACGGCAGGGTGCAAGTAAGACGGTGGGTATTCTTCGTCAGATTGTTCCGTTCTTTAACGCATACCTACAGGGTATGGATGTTTTGTACCGCACAATGGCTGGCCGTGGATTAGCTGGCAAAGAACGCGCAGAAGCAGTAAATCTATTCTGGAAAACTGGTCTCAAATTAGCCGCGCTGTCCACAATCTACGCCGCGCTTGTTAACGGTGACGATGAATATGAAAAGCTGCGTGGGTATGAAAAAGACCGTAACTTTATTTTCCCCGGTACCGGCATAAAGATTCCGGTTGCGCAAGAAGTAGGCTTCATGTTCAAAGTATTACCGGAACGTACGTATCACTACATCATGTCACAAGGCACCGCTTCGCCGGATGATGCAACCAAAATGATGAAGGGTACTAGAGACGCATTTATTGACGCATTCACCGGTCCAAATTTGCAACCCCAGTTCATCAAGCCGATGCTTGAAGTTACTACTAATTACTCTTTCTTTACTCAAAGCCCCGTCGTAGGCCGTGGCCAAGAAAACAAAACTTCATACACGCAGTTCACCGCAAATACTTCTGAACTGGCCAAAATAATTGGGAAGCTAGGTACTCTGGTAGTAGATGGTGGGTTCTCGCCTATGAAAATTGACTACTTAATGCGGGCCTATACCGGTATTGCTGGCGGCACAGTGCTTGCGTTAAGCGACGAAGTTATTGCGGGTTCCGAACGACCACCAAAGAATTGGTACGAGTTGCCGCAAGTTCGTACGTTTGCGTACGACCAGATTGGTGGAGGTCTGAAAGAAGATTTCTACGACTTCCGTGACCGTGTTACGCAAGTAAACAACACCGTTAACGATTTGCGCAAGCAAGGTAAGGCAGAAGAACTAGCCGAGTACCTAACTCCAGAACGCCTAAAACTCTACAAATACAAAGGCTACGTTTATCAAATAGAACAAATGCAGGAAAACTTGAGGACCTATAGGAAGTTTATCCAGAACGACAAGAAGCTAAGCGACGAAGTCAGACTACAAAAAATAAATGAACTGGATGAGCGTGAGAATAGATTGCTAGAGAATATTCGACAGATTCGCGTTAAGGCGGGGCTGTAATTATTTAGTACGCCAAAACATGACGCCGTATGTTTTCTTATGTATTACTTGCTTGCTGACAACAACCATACTCATACGTCGGCATTGCTCTAACACATAAGATTCTACGGCGTCTCTATCTATGCACGGTATAAATATTGATGAGCCGACCTTAAAATTCTTCCACACTATCGTTACTGGAAGGTTGGCTATCTGTAGCACTTCTTATCGCCTCAATATCAAAGTCGGGTATTTTGGTAACGTCGAATACATAGCACCTAGTAGGTGGCAGTTGACTGTATTGGGTGCCAGACCCCAGACGGTGGACCTTAGTCTCAATAAGTGACTTTGTCTTTTTGTGTGGGGCCAGAGCCTCTTCGACGCTAAGTTTATCAAACGTAAGCTGCTCCCTAAAAGCTGGAATAGATACATAAAGTCGTTTTGTATCTGGCTCAAATCTAATAGCTAGTGCCCTACCTCGCGGTACTTGAAGTGCTGCCTGTTCTAGTCCGGTTCTTCGGTCGCTGTTGCCGTTAGCAATTACCATCTTGTCGATGTTTTTGTACAAGAACGTGGTTAGCACATCCCGCATGTTGGTAACAAGATTTTTATTACGCTCGCGTTGCCCAATGATGGTGTCAACAACAAAATTAAATACGGGTTTTGTGGGAATGTCGTGCAGCCCTAAACGATTTGCAATGATGCCGCCAGCTAACCACTTGGACATAACACCACCCCAGTATCGCTCCTTACTAATCACGCCAGCCTTTTGCTCCAATCTAGTACGAATCTCATTCGCCAGTGCTATGCACTCTTGTTTATGCCCAAGAACGTACTGCATGTACGGCGTTATAGCGTGGCCATAGTTTTGCATTAGGGGAGTGAAGTGGGCGCTAGATTCTGTAAGCGACATAGAAAAATTATGCGGTGCCTCGATGCACAACATGCGGGAAAGAACTGCGTCTGCATTTCCACTGACTGCACTAACTGACTGGTCTAGCGGGTTATTTGATGATGTAAGAAGTGACGTGCTCCACTTAATCTTATTGACGCGCTCCATGTTGTCACTGCCGCGCAGTCTGTTTTTGCCCTTACCGTCCGTAACGTCGTAGCACAAATTATATTTTTCTTCTGGGGACTTGGCAGTAATTTCGTCCATACCAGCTACAAGATTCTGGATTGTGCCGAGACGGTTGTAGATAAAGTTTTCCGTATCTTTCTTACGAATCATCTGCTCTTTGGGGTGCCCCGATACACTAAGCGCCGTGTATATGGTAGTTGTCTTACCGGCACCACCTTCTTGGCTGTACAAGTTAAATATAAAACCATCAATATCTGGGTCAAACTTCTGTAGCGGACAGCCAAATGCAGAGAACAAAGTTAACGCACGGTATTCCATACCGGGGGTGGCAAAGTAGTTGATAATATTTTTCCAAACGTGAAACTCACCCTTTTCATGGAATGCTGGCGACACGGTAAGCAGTGCACCGCTAGGTGGACAGTACTCAATTCGGTCTTCATATAGACGCCTGTCGCCCACAACGAACGTCTCGTCTTCTTCTTGCCACCCAAGCTGCGCCACACCCTTATCTGCTTTGGTAGTGTTTTGAAGGTGTTCGACCCATTTAGTTATGTACGCCATAATTTCGTTAAGGTGCTTTCCAAATACTGCTACGCCTTCTTTGGCCACTGCGTCTCTAAACCTATCTATGGACACAATGGTGCTTAATGGAAGAATAAAATCACGTACACCATCTTTTGGTTTGTGCAACCGCAGTTGCACAGACTCGCCATGAAATACATCGTCGATTCGTTTGACCACATAGAATGGATACGAATAAATTTTTTGTGGGATAGCTCCAGCGTCTTCTTCCGACGATACTTTCCTGTACACCCCGCCGTTCTGGCCTTTGAAGTACGGAAACGGATACTCCGGTATGATGTACGTTTTTTCTTTTTTTGTTTCGGCGTCTACCTCTACTACTTCTGTTTCGCCTTCTGCTTCTTTTATCCGTAGCCCCAACTGGATAGGCCCACTAATCTTGTGTGGGCATCCTTCGCATCCTGTAGGGTTGTTTCTTTTAAAGACTTCACAACTTTGTGCACCACCAAACGTAGCAGCCTTGGAGCTAGCAGTTTCAAAGTCATAGTCTTTGTGACCTTCGGATATGGCCTCAATACCATAATCTCTATCTTCGCATTTGTTAGCGATAGACAAACCGCCAATCCACAAATCATAGTCTGCGGTTGCTCTAGTCTCATACAGCTTGCGAATTTGGGCGCAGCCGTTACCAGCCAAGCTCTTTTCAAGAATGTCCGAAAAATAAAATTCTCTGTTCTGAAGTAGTAGCCGTGTAGTTTCGTCGATACCAAAATGCTTGATATGGTCTGGTATTTCTGAAAACAAATCTACATTTGCTACTTCGCCTAAAATACTTTTTATTTGTGCTAAACTGGAGGCGTCAGCATCTATAAGAATTTGAACTGGGATAGGGTTGTTAACGTCCTTAACGTGGAACGTTTCTGGGACACGTAGCACTCTGGCTGCATCAGCCGGTACAGTAGGGTCAATTCTAAGCCCACGCGCAAAGCACAGCTTCTTAAACGCGTTAGCGTACGGCTTCCATTCCGCAGGTGGAAGTTCTTGGTCAAACACCCAGTATACGTGCAGACCACGCCCAGATTTAACGATGTTAGGTTTGGGGAACCCTGTGTCTTTAACGAACTTCTTTAGGGCAACCATTGCGTCTTCGGTTGTCTCGTACTTTTTTTCTTTGTTGTCGTCTCCAACATCAAGGTCGAGGTACAGACACTTGATTGCTTCTACGTTTGCAGCCTTTCTATTTGCTAGCGTTTGAAAACTAGACACCGCAAAGAACACGTTGTAGTCACGTTTAACCCAACCGTCTACCTTACCCAACAGCGCGTCAATACTAGTAAACAATTCTTGCTTTATTACATCGCCCTTATTGACCCACAAACAGTAGTTGCCGGTGCTAGGCAACACAAATTCCAAAAACTCTTTTCTTGTACGCATTCGCATCGCCATCGAATAGGTGGGAAGGATTAAGTCGCTCTATCGACAACCCCTTGTTGATAAAAACTTAACCCTTCCCGAACTGGATATATTACTGCTTCGAGAGCTTTTCTACCAGTTTTTGGATTTTTTCTTGCAATTCTTTTTTGGGGCGCGACCGACCGCGAAACCACAGATACACGGCCTGACGAGATACGCCAAAAAAGGATGCAACATCCATGACAGGAATGCTCTTGGCGACGCACACTTTACCTAACTGCACTCCTAGGTTATCGGAGTCTCCTGAGTTAATTGCATCAGATAACACCTTGCTGTAGCCCCTAGAAATAACTTCACTCATCATCCCACTCCGACAGAATGTTGCTAATCTTATTCTTTTGAACCGGCTCTTCTTGCGGCTTCTTGGTGCTGACCTTCTTAGGTTCTACTTCTTCCTCGGGTGTTTCAGCAACCGGTTCTTCTACAGCCTTTGGTGCTTCAATTTTTTGCTGCTTAGCTTCAGAATCGGAACTATCGGTTTGGGCGACAGTCATGGTAATTGCGTTGATTGCATCGGGGGTTTTGCCCTGTTCAACAGCATCCATAAACTCTTGGGTCTCCAAGAACCGCACCGGCTTAAACGTCAGCTTCGGCGTAGAGCTATTGGTGTCAAACCGCATTTCAGTAACAACCGACGTGATAGGCACACCCTTGCTAGCAACCATTTTTGCGTAGGTTTGCAGGGGCCACTTGCCATTCTCACCGGCACCGAAAATTGAGGTGGATGGCAAAGAAAGCTGGTAAATGTCACCCGAAATATCGTTCTCAAGAACGACAGCCAAACGCTGCTGGAAGCGGCAAGCACGAGTGTCACCTTGACCAGAGCCTTTAATGTTTTGAGGGCAAGACGAACACTTACTAGCTTGCGGTTCTCTTGCTTTAGTATCAGGAGTTTCACCATCTGCGGACCAGCAATCCGGCTGGCTGATAACGCCCTTCTTGTATACACCCGCGTAGAAAATACGCGACACCTTGGGTGCTGCCGCTACGATTACTACGTTCATCGAACGCTCTTCGTTTTGGGCTACTTCTTTGCCATTAACGAGCATGCGCCACACACCACCTTCAATAGAAATACGCTTGCTACCACCACTGCCACCCATCAGGGCTTTAGTGGTAGCGTCTAATTCCAAAGCTCGCAAGTGCGCGGGCAAGTTTTGGCTAAAAATAGTCAAATCAGACATTGGATATGCTCCTTATTTACGACGAATAGAGACAGTGTACTTACTGTCCACGTTAAGTCCCGCAGGTAAAACGTCGGGGTTTTCTTCAAGAAACTGCTGCATGTTTAATTGGCTGATACGCCGCTCAAACAAATCTAATGCGTCATGCTCTTTAACAAATTTATGAAACGAGTGCCAATCACTAGTCCAAAACTTCTTCTGTACCTTACGACTAACCGTGCCGTGTTCGGTACGCAGACTATCTGCACCAACCATCTTGCACATCTCCAACAACTCTTTCTCAATCAACTCCAACTTTTCTTTGAGTTCGGCATCTTTCATGTCGTACTCTTTGGCTAACTCACTTCGCTTTTCACGAATCTTCACGTACACCTTGACCAACTGGTCAGCAGTGGCTTCCATTCTAACCCCTATATTTTTTCTGTAACTCGTACAGTTTTTCCAGTGCTAAACGGGCTTCCTCACTAAGAGAATCTTTTTTGTTGCCATCAGCAGTACGACCATCAACAAAAGCCTGTTTGTTGTGTTGCCACACTTGCAAGTATTGCAGGCCTGATGATTTTCGTTTTCTCCATTTACCTGACATAAACCCTCCTAAACATTACGACTAAATTGTAGTAGCTTCTCTTTACGTTGTCAACTATCGTCCTCAAGATTTTTGTACAAGTCCACCAACCTAGAGTGTATGTCTATGTTTCCACTCAACATTTTATATATCTTCTTTTCGGCGTCGGAACCTTGCAGGTGCACGATGGTGACTGGGTTACGTTGCCCCGTTCTGTGCGTACGTGCGTTTGCCTGTAAATAAATTTCAGTAGAGGTGATTGGTCCCCACCACACAACGACGTTGGCGGCAGTAAGAGTCACACCGTGTGCTGCGGCTTGAGGCTGAATGATAAGAACTTGTGGGTCATGCTCTGTTTGGAACTTGTTAAATATTTCAGTTCGTTTAGTAACTGACACCTGACCGTTGATGACATCACAAGCGATACCCGCTTTGGTTAACTCTTCTTTGATTATGTATATGGCATGTGTGTATGCAACAAATACCAATACTTTATGGGATGCTTCTTCAATAACTTCTTTTAGTGCGTCTAACCTATTCTTAGCGTCAAACGCAATGATTTCGCCGTTGTCTGAATACACTGCGCCGCAAGACAACTGCAGAAGTTTGTTTAGTTTAGCTGCTGCATTCACTACAGTTACTTCTTCCCCAGCAGCGGTAGCCACCATCTGTTCACGAAGCAACTTGTAGTATTTTTTCTGCTGAGCAGTTAGAGGTATTTCGCGGGTTGTGTATGTTATGTCTGGTAGGTCCAAGCATTCTTCTTTGGTAAACCGAATGGCGGGTTGCAATACTTGATGCACTACTTGTTCGGCTCTTGGGCGTGGAACCCACTTAAACTGGGTAATGCGCTGCATTACCATATCTTTAAACGCCCCAAAGTATTTTGGCACACCGCTAGGATTAACCATCTTTGCCAGACCATATGCGTCTACAGGCGATTGGGCAGCGGGGGTTCCTGTCAGCATCCACAACCAAGTCTTTGCTTTAATTAGTTTGTTTATTGTTTTCCATCTGTTTGTGTTTGGGTTCTTCAATGCACTACACTCGTCTATCACAACCAAATCAAAGTCGGCTGTGTCGAGCGCATCAAACACAATCTCTGTACCGTCAAAGTTAATAATTACAAACTCGGCACCACTGTTAATAGCTTCTACACGTTTATCTCTAGAGTAGCTATGTGCTACTGCGCTAGTTCTGTGCATGGCGAACTTAAATAAATCATTCTGCCAAGCCGACTGCATAATAGAGAGCGGACAAATAACTAGTACCCGTTTGATTTGCCCTATGTTCATCAAGTAATCTGCAGCCCAAATGACACTTGATGTCTTGCCCGTACCTTGCTCGTTAAAACAAAATGCTTTGCGGTGTAGAGTCAAGAACGCCGCTGTTTTCTTTTGATGAGCAAATGGCTTATGTAACCCGGGCCACTCGTAGTGCGCCTCAATCGGAGACGGCACATTTTTTATTCTAAGGTTCTTTAATACTTGCGCTTCTTCTAAACCCCACTTCACCAACAACGACCCATCTTCAAGAACTTTACTCTTGGGTATTACTGCTGTTACTTTCTCTGGGTTTTTAAGCCGCAAAAGCAAACCTTTATTTTCTACGATTTGCATAGTACGCTCGTGATAAAGATGAAATTGCATCGGGTTGTGTTTCACCGATTATGCTTTTTACGCTAGCGCCGGTTTTCTTATCTACTATTTCAGCAATCCAAAATTTATCGGTGTAGCGATAGACTTGCATAACTTTGTCTTCGATGCCTAATAGAGCTTGAAACTCATTTTCGGTCATGGTTTTCCCAATAGAAGATAGAGCCAACTCGATGTTTCGAGAGGCCCATCAACAACTTTACAGCAATACTTCTACTTACTTCTTCTCGCCCTTCTTGTGCCCATTACGAGCACGGTTTTTAGACGGTGAAACCAACCGCACGCCGTCTGCGTTGCTGCCGCCTTTGCTTAACATCTTCACGTGGTCGATGTCTTTGCCCTTGCGGTCAACGCCCTTCTTGTCCATCTTTCTACGCGCCCGTTGGCGTTCCATACGGTCGTCATGCTCCCCACGCTTCTTTTGCATTTCGTATTCATGCTTGTAAGGGCGTGGTGATTTAGTGTAAGGCATCGTAATTAAGCGCGTCCATTGTGCGGACAGTCTACTACAGGGCAGTGCCCACGACAAGTAAAGTTCGGTTTTTGGTTCCAGACATCTTTCTCGATAGCCACTTCCAACCGCTTCGTGTCTTCCAACCACTTCATCCAGTACACGTGCTGCTGGTCACTATCGTAGTTAGACTTAATGAACTCTTCTGGCACAACAAATAATAGTCCGGCTTTTACTTTCTTTACTTCAGGAAAGTGTTTGAACACTGCTAAAGATAAAATCTCTAGCTGCTTGCTGTCCGCGTACTTACTGCTTTTGCCAGTCTTGTAATCTACAAGATACGCTTTCTCGCCGTTCACAATCAGAAGGTCAGCAATGCCACGCCACCATACCAGCGGGTCAAAGAACCCGCACGGATTTAGATTCTCTTGCAGACCAAGTTTGTACTCACAATACTTAGTACCTTCGATTGCTTTTAGCGGGTCTAGCTGAACCTTGTATTGTGCAAACTTTTGCGGTAGTGGTACGTCATCGCGCATGTACTCTTCAAAAGCCTTATGCACCGCATTGCCATACAGCAATGGCTCACTATCTGGTTCTTTAATGTCCTTCTTGATGCGCAAACGGTAATACTTGTGAGGACACTGCAAAAACAAATTTAGATTGCTGTACGACCATGTGTACTTTGCCACGCTAACAGTCCCCGTAACTTTTACCCATACCAGATTCGCAGTTTAACGGTAACCCGGTAGCCCATGTTGGTGTAGTGCGCATACAAGTTTCTACGTATTCTTTGGCGCCCGGAGCTTCTTCTTCGATGCTAATACATGCTATAGCATCATGCACGGTCAGCACTACTTTGTACTTCTTGTTTATTTTGACCAACTGCTCCGCAATCACGCACCGCGCTAACGCTTGGCAGATATTTTCTACAACCTTACCGCCGTAGATTTTTACCGTACCTCTACGTGTGGGGTATGAGTACTGAGCTTTGCCTTCGGCGTCTTGATGCTTAGTCAGACCATCATAGCGTTGCCATAACCCGTTAGGTAATAAGAATCCGTTTTGACTTGGGTCAAATTCTAGAACCCCATCGCGGCCCAATTCACTAACAGTATTAGTAACTATGCATTCTAAACATTTTTGTGCTTGCTTCCATAGTTCTGGAATCTTTGGGTACGTTTGTCGGTAGACCGATATGATTCTCTTGGCTTCTTCTAGGTCTGTATCTACACCAAACGTCTTCAACTGAGCTTGGAACTTCGCCGCACCCATGCCGTATCCTGCACCAAGAATCGTGGTCTTACCAACAAACCGTTCTTCTTTGGTGATTTCTTCTATGGGTTTGTTGTAGATGCTAGACGCCATAATCTTGTAGACATCTTCGCCATTGGCGAACGCAGTAACCAAATCATCCTGACCGGCAAGCCACGCCAAGATTCGTGCTTCGATTTGTGATGAGTCTGCATCGATAAGCAAATACCCATCTGGTGCTTTGATTGATTGTTTTAGTTTATTAGCATTAGCGCCACGCGACGGTAGATTCTGCAGATTGATTTTGTCGTCACCACCCCATCGCCCAGTATGTGCAGCGTAGTACCGTAAGGGCACAGGCATGCTGCCACGCATGCCAATATTTATGAACCGCTCGGTGCGTGTTTCTTCTAAAGTAGTTTTGGTTCCAAGTCTAGCGGCAACAATCGCTTGTACTCTAGTGTCTGGGTGCTCCAACAACGCTTTGAATTCTTCGTCAGTCTTAGCGAACGCCCATGCTTCTTTGCCAGTACGCGCACTAATCTTGGTCGGTGGCTGCACACCAAGACTCTTCAACAACTCTGCGAACTTATCATTCGACATCAGGTCGTCTTTGTTGGTCGTGGCTGCAGCTAGTAATCTTTCTTTCTTTGTCTTTACATCTTCAAGATGTTGCTTTAGCAACGGGATGTCTAACTCCAAGACGGGTTCAGTAAACATCTTAAGCGTTGCGTCTATAACTTTAAGTTCCTGCTTGGGATAGTTCTCAGACAGAATTTCAAACAGCTTGTAGGTAAGCTCAACGTCGTTCTTGCAGTACTCGCCGTACCGTTCCAATTCTTCGGGCGTAAAATCTAGTCTGCGTTTACCTAGCGCATTAATTACTTCTGTGCCTTTTTCGCCTATACCGTATCTTTCGGCCAACGCTTTGAGCGACCCACCCGCTTCGACCCCGTGGATGCTTCTTGCCATACAAAGAGTGTCAAGTAAAACCTTCGGGCGAACCCCGAACAACCACGAAAGAATCGCACCGTCAAACATCGTATTGTGCGCAAGTACCATCTTATCGGCCCAGTTAATGCTGTGCAGGGCTTTTCTGATTTCAGAGTGAGTGCCGCTAATCCAATCTGTTGGGTGGTTGCCGACTTTGACTGCAACTCCAATGACTTCAAACCGCTCGTCGCGGATGTATTCTTCCGTAGTGATTTTAGATAGCGAGAAAATTTTGTCATAGTATGTCTCAAAATCCACAGTAACAATCTGCATCAGAAGTCAAACTCCCCTTGGGCTGGGTTGATAATCTTTTCGACCACTTCTTCAGAAAAATTTTTACGCAACAAACGTCTATATGCTTGTTTTAACAGTATAAATTCCTCTGCTGTGAGAAGGAAGGCCAGCGGCGTGTGCATGTCACTACAAAAAGTGTCCATAAATTCATCACGCCAATGCGCACGTTTACCATAAAACTCATGCGGAAACTGTTCCATCCTCTCCAGCAGAGCGCGTACCTCATCTGATACGCTGTTTTCGTCCATTTTTATGCGGCCTCTTTGTCATGTAGCCAAGCACGGAGCATGCGCGTCTGAACAACCATTTCGTTTGTCATATCTAAAGCGCCTTGATGTTTATTGTGCAAACACGCGTCGTGAAGTTCTCTGCACAGCTTATCCATCTTCAAAAGAATCGGGGCGTAGTCAAAGATTTGGTCGTTCATGTAGTGCCTTTCATATGGATGTTATTTAGAAACTCCTCGAACCGCTCATAGTGCAGCCCTTGAGTTACCAGCTTTTCCCGCGCATCATCAGGGTTTGGTTGGAGTTCTATTAAACCGGCATCGACTAATGTTTTAGTGACCCGATTTTGAAGTGTCGCAGGTGACGCTATTTTACCGCCAAGAGTGATGTCGGTTACCCTGATTTTTCTACCGTCTTTCCAACAGCTTGCAAGCACCATCAAAATTTTTAGGTCGATGACATCCAAGTCGAACTCGTCACTGAGCAGGTCTAGTTGGTTAGTAAGATTTTTTAAGTAGTCCATCTAGTTCTCCCTGTGCCGAAACTACGTAATACTTTACTGGGCGTTTTGATACGCCTTTTATGGGTTCTGCCCTAAGTAGTTCTATGTCTCCGTCAGCTTTAAGTTTAGCCATGTACCGTTCTACTGACGCCAAGCTAAGACCAACACCTTTTACCAACTCCATAACGCTTGTTCCATACGGACGTTTGAGCATGTAATCCAGTATGTCCAATCTTCGCGTTTCGTATCGGTGTCGTGACTTTATATGTTTATTTTCCAGTGTTGATTCTGTCGAAAATGTTTTGTAGTTCATCTACATTTGTCTCGTTAATAACCGCTGAATATCCACCCGCAGCAGAAATTTGATTTAGGTTTTTCATCTGCAACGCGGTCGGTTTGTTATCACCAGCCTTGCACTCAATACCTACAAACATGCCACGATAACACGCAACAATATCTGGTATGCCTGACGAACCATATCCCCCCATTACGGGGTAAAACCAATATGCACCAACAGACTCTAGTGTTTTAACTACTTGGTCTTTTACTTTTTTCTCGGGCGTCTTTGCCATATTAAAATAATGCTTCCTCAGAAGTTTCAAATATAGATGGTGTTTTATCTTGCGGGATTTTTAACAGCGTTAAATCAGCCCTACCCGCTACCCATCGTTTGGCTTCTGATTTACTAACAAACTTTCTAACCGGCCCGTCTTCGTCGTGCACAACATATTTAAACTTCGGAAGTTCCGACATAGGTGCAGATAGATTTTACGTTAGATGAACTCATAGCTACTTCTTCTACGCGGCCCCCACTTTGAGTGTATCTTGGTATTTCATATTCAAGACCAACTTCTGTGTCACCACGCAAATGTTTGACCACCGCAATAGCACCGGACGGCATACGGTATCGTTGACCTACTTTAATTTCTGGCGGGTTTTTACTGATTGCGTGTTTCATGATTTTTGTATTTGCGTGGGGCGACAATAATAATCGCCGGGGTGGACATTTTCATACCAAATTTTTAATTCTTGGCACTCTTCCAGTGTTTCTAGAGTTTCTACGTACATCCAGTGCCCACTGCTAAATAACAATAGATTAAACCAGATGTACATGATAGCTCCTACTTTTTAACTAGAACTTCCAGTGCTTGGATGGTGGCCTCTAGCTTTGCAATGTAACGGTCTTTCTCTTGCAGCTCTCCTTCATACTTCTCAAAGAACTTATTACGCTGCTCGTGTTCGCGGTTCATCAACCGGATTAGTTCTTGGCTGATGTCAAACTGACGCTGCATAAAATCACTCATGAAAACCACCCCCAGATTACATAAAGAGTACCGACTAGCGGAATAGCCAGCCCAATTACCATACCAATTACGCCCAACGCAAGCCACAAATCGAAGACTACTTCCTTCATCTTCATGCGTCCTCCGGTTGCCCCATTTCTAGAATCTGCATCTTTGCTAACTCAAGTGCCCAAAGAATCTCCGGCCCTTTCGTAATGGTTGAGTGCAGTGACATCTCGCCACCCTCATCAAAACAAATAATCACCACATCTTCAGCCGTCTGCGCCTCGGCAAGTGCGTATTCAACTCTGCTCATTGTCGTTATCCGTTAAGTGTTTAGCCAATTTATTGATGTACCATTTAGCTTTTGCTAGGTCTTCTACGCCATTCTTAAACTTCCAACGCCATAGATATTTAATAGCATTAGCAGTACATATAGCCTCAATACCCTGCAGCCCCACCGTAGCGGCTTCAAGCGCATCAATACACTCTACTTTACCAGCAGTGTAGTGTGACGGGTGATTTACTTTTTCACTCATGAGGGTCGCGTTCCATCATCTTCTCGATTTTCCACCGCACTTCTTCTAGCATCCAATCACACGCGGCCTCCCAAATTGCGCTTGGTGTAGTCCGACCTTCGGGCGTTGCATGTAACAACCACCACTCATCAAATGCCTTCTGGCGTTTCTCGTTCATGGTCTTTCTCCATCAGGTTAATAGCGTTAATAAGAATTGCGTTGAACCCACGCTCCAATAAATACTGACGGCCTTCTTCATCAACATCAAGACTTACAATCAAACCACTATCAGTCTCAAGACAACTAATGACATCAAACTTCATCTTCCCCTCCTTCGATGAGGTTCTTTAACTCTTTTGCCTTTTCTTCACCAGCAAAGTACTCAAATATAACCCACAGTGCTTCCCTAAGTTTGTTGTTCCATTCGACATCGTCTGGGTGCAAAGAAACAAAGTCACTGTAAGTGTACAAAATATGGTCTTCCAAAGTTTTAACCATAATTAAATCAAACGCATCATCATCTATCTCAACAGTTACTTGCATCTTCATTCTCCTTGGTTCTTGCTCGAATGGCAGCGGCGACCAGATTAGCAAATCGTTCAAGTGCTTCTATGTAAATGCCATCACGGGTTTCTGGCGTTGCTAAATGGCACTCAACAGCCATGCGGATAATGTCATCTCGATTCATTTAGAAACTCCTTAACCATGAAACAAAAGACCAATGTAGTGCCTATGCAGGCAAGAAACATGATGTAGAAAATCATCCAAATTAGTACGTCTAACGTAGTCATATCCCCTCGTTCCATTCTACGTTTACTTCGCCATGAACTACGCGCTTACGCTTCTCCCACTCGTCTTTGCGGTAGCGCACCCACTTGGTGATTTGTCGTTTAGGTGACGACAGGCACTCACCAGATTCAGTGTACAACGTGCCTGTAACATCATCTGCCCAATACTGACTAAGCACGTTGCTCCCACTGACCCAAACTTTTACAAACAACCGTCGGGTACTACCACAAATATCTTTAACATGACCCACACGCTTGGGTATCTTGTCTCGTTGTCTGTGGTTAGAGAGAAACATCATGCTGTAGTCAGATAGGCACAACGCATCGTCCGCAAGATGTAAGGGGTTATCTTTATCCAGCCCCCGTTCATACGGCTTGTCGTTGGACATCAACAATCTTCCTTAATAAAAGCACCGCCCTTTGCCATCCTGCCCTTGCGGTTTTTGATTTCTTCGTACGCGGTATTCAAACAATTAGTCATGTTATAGCCCCGCATCTGGCAATAGATAATCAGGCATACAAGAACATCACCAACACCATCAACCTGAGCGGGCAAATCATTTTTAATTTCCGCATCACACAACTCACCCAATTCACTAACTGCTTTTAGTAACTGAGCTTGCGGCGTAGAGTTCTGCGGAATATATCTATCGTGTGCCCACTCACGAACTCGTGTTTCCAGTTCATCAAACATTTAATTAATCCTCATTCGCCATACTCAAAATGTAAGGGTCGATATTGGACTCATCAAATCCCGCTTTAACTAAGGTGCGGTAAACAGCGCGGCACAAATCACGACCTTTGTATCGTTGTTCGCCAGTTCGGGGCTTGGCTCGTTTTGTACGCTCAACATCTGCACACTTGAAGATTTCTGGAATACGGTTGTCTGAAACATACGCACCCAGCTTATCCGTCAACTTCCTTGCCACGGCGTTCATGGGCAGCATCACGTACTCATCGGGGTTGGCTTTGACTTCAAGCACTGCGTTAAAAAAGGTTGAGTGTGCAGTGGCTTGACGGCTGACCTTCATTGTCTTCCTGTTCATATACATCTTCTTCTCCGAGTTAGCGGTAAGACCGCGAATAAATGATACAACTAAACCTTATTACTATTCAAACGCTCTGTCAATGCCCGCAAGGCAGAAAATTCAACATAGACCCAGAACTGATTGCCGATTCTTTGGCCAACCTCGTCCATAACATCTTCACCGTTCAACATCTTTAACAGTGCTACTTTGGTTAGGATTTCTTCCGGTAGGTCTCCTTCTGCCACGGGGCTGTTCCATAGGTCTGACTCGTACATGCCCCTAGGATTGATAAACAAATACAACGATGTAAGATTCATGCGCTCGCGGCGTTCGGCTTCTTCTTTGTTCTTCTCGATTGTATCGACTGCTGCCAAAAACGATTTAGATTCAAACTTGTAGCCATTCTGCATGGCTCGAACAATCTCATCGTATATTTCGTTACGGTTTATGCTGTAGTGAACACTATGCCTGATTTCGCTTGCGGGGCCATCAGTCCATTCACGTAGAGAATGATGCACTTCGCTTTTGGTTTTCCCAGCTACTACAGACCATTTAGCAGGACGGACATACTCCATCGCAATCTTGAACGCCTTCTTCAAATCACCCGTCCGTTTGGTGTTGCGGTCGCGGTTATAGTGTGCATACCTGTCATTCTTAATTTCATCAGAGAAAATAATGTAGCTATCTCCGTCATGCTCAATCGCGGCCACAACAAATTCTGGTTCGAT